CATCCTAATTCGCCACGTTCTTCACGAATTTTTTTAAAAATATCTTCTCTTTTAGATGGACTTAAATCTAAATCAATATCAGGCATTTCAACACGATCTTTATTCATATAACGCCAAAAAGGGGCATTGGTTTTAATGGGATCTGTTTGTGTAATACCTAATAAGTAATGATTTAATCCAGCACCAGCTGATCCACGACCAGCACCTACAGGACTTCCACATTCCCAGAATAAATTAATATAGTGTTGAAGAAAATTGGGATATGCAAAAACGCATGTTCCTAAATTTTTCCCAATATGGTCTTTAATATCTGCTTCATACTCGAGTCTTTCTAAATATTCATCGTTTAATAAACTTAGTTCATCGAGTTTATTGATACATTCATTAACCCAATATCGTTCTTGGTTATTTGTTGACCACAGTAACTTTTTTAAGGTTGGATATTTATCATCACCAGAACGATTTCCCCTACGATAATATGGTACATCAACTTCTAAGACATGTTGATTCCTTGCAAGACTATAATCTTGAATTTTATTATAAATTTCTAAAGTATTAGCTTCAAGTTCATTATAATCTAATCCAGTTCCTTCAAGATTATTAATCACATCTTCTGTTGATTGAAGATAAGCATATTCATAAAATTCATCGACTTCACGCTCCCCGCCTTTACTATTAAGAAATGCTTTATGAACCCATCTATCTTCTTTTTTAAGATAATGAGCATCAGTTGTAACAATAATCTTAATATCAAATGCAGCTCCAATAGAACCCATCATTTTATTAACTGTCATTTGTTCTTTTGAACGTGCGGGCTGAACTTCAAGATAAAAATTATCGTTGAATAATTGTTTATTCCAAGAAAGAAAATCAACAATTTTTTGATATGTCTCTTCTTCAGTAACACTATCTCCAACTTTACGAGCTTTGCAAAGTTCAAGAATAAGGCCGTCTAATTCTGAACCTAAACATGCGGTTGATGCAATCAGATGGTCTTGTCCATATTTATTCACTATTTCTTCGAGTTCAGATTTTAAAGTTGGAACTCGTTCCATGCCTCGATCAAAATAACTATTAATCCAAGCTGTAGACGATAATTCTCGCAACATTTTATGACCAATTGCATCACATGCAATTAAAATATAGTGCCAATATCGTTGACCAGATTTACGTTCATCTACAAGATAAATTTCATTACCACGGACTATTTTAAAATCTGGATTTATCTTTTTATATTTATTAATTAAACGATCGAGCTCAACATGACTAGAAAGACTTTCATGATCAGTAATTGCAATACCTACTAAATCAAGTTCAATTGCTTGCTTAATTAAATCTTCTGGACGATTAATACTATCCAGTAATCTAATATTACTATACATAGTATGACTATGACATTCAAATCGTCCCATATAACCTCTTTCTAATACATCCCTTTATTTAAATATATTATAACATAAAATTTTACATTTGTCAAAACTATCCATATAACTCATATACTTTAATATTTGCAATATCACATTTATCTAAAAGATCAAGGCTACAAAATTCCCAGTAGTCTTTATCTTTAGAATATCCGCGGCCTTCATCACAAGCATAGCCAAAACCAACCCAATTATCAACTCCAGCTTGTTCTAATCGCAAATAAAATTCAGCATCATCTAAAAGTCTTTCAAGATCTTTAGCTTTTATAGTTACATATTTTTCATAATTGCTCATTAAAACACCCACTTAGTTTCTAAAACATAATCGTCAATAAATCCTTCTCCACTTACTTGTCCTTGCCATTCATTCTTACTAGGTGAAACAATGCAAGTCATATAATTATTTGGTTGAAGAAGTTCTTCGTATTGATCTTCATTAATTCCAAACTTAACAAGGACTAATCCATTTGGTAATATCATGCGGAGAGTATTATTCTTAGCACCACATAAACGTATTTGACATTGACTTAAATCAATGTTTTCAATAGCAATTTGACTTGCGGGCATGTCTTGTCCCCAGAAATTGCTCATTTCTGCGAGTTCTAGTAGTTTATCAGGACTAGCTTCTATCACGCTCCAAATATAATCAACCCAGTATACAGCTTCTTTTTCCACTTGCTCATAAAGCTGATTTGTTTTTTCAATAAAACTATCAATATTAGATTCTGCAATGGATATGCCGAATGCGTTAGCATGACCCTGTGCATACTCAACTAAATCAGTTTCTAAACAGACTGCTCGCAAGTCTTGATTTTCAGACATTGAATAATTGCGGCCAGACCCTCTGTAAAAATATTCATTATCATCTTTAGTCTTACTTTTAGTTAAAACTAAGCAAGGTCGTTGGTATTTACTAGCTAGTTTATTAGCTGCAAGTCCTCTAATATTAGGCTCTACTTCACCTGGTTCACAACAACATACTAAAATACTGTCATCATCAAGAAGATGTTGCTCTACAATTTTCTTTTCCAAGAGAATCATAGATTCTGTTTCTAGCTTGGTTTGGCGTCTCTTAATTGCACTTGTAAGATAAGCGGCTTGTTTATACAAAGGCCATTCTTCACCTTTATGTCCTCTTTTGGTATTAGGAACTTTTTTAAAACACCAAGGTTTACACATAGCTCTAAAGACCATATCTTTTTCTTCTTGAGTACCAGATCGAACTGTCGCATTAATAAATGGTACAACTGCAAAAGCAATAGCTTTATAACAATATTGACCACCATACTTATTTAAAGTATATTCATTTGTTTCAAGTAATTCATTGAAAAATGGATTTGTTACATGATGTAATCCTTCTAAGATAACAGCTTTAGTCTCTATTGATCTAAAGCTCATCATGTCTCCACAATTTCCAAGAGCACATAAATCTAATCCCTCATCACCCTTAGTTCCATTAATAAAATTAAAAGCTCTACAAAATTGCCAAACTACGCCAGCGCCACTAAATTCTTTGTTTGGATAATCACATAATTGATTATTAATAGTAACTATATTTTTAAATTCTGATATGCGCGGTGCTTCATGATGGTCAAGGATAATTATATCTATACCTTTATAAAACCAGTATTCATGTTCTTCATAATCATTACTTGCACTATCTGGACAAATTATTAATTCTACACCTTCTGGAATGCTATCTCGCATATCAACCAAACCATGTTGTTTACCAGTATGATGCAAATAAGTTAGATGTTCGTTTACCCAGTCAGGATAAAGACTATAGAGGAAATTAATTAAAATTGCAGCGGAGGTATAACCATCAACATCACAATCCACGATGATACAAGTATCTATATTATTTTTAATTGCAAATGTTAAATTATAAACAGCTATTTCTATATTATTAAAAGCATTCCAAGGAGTTACATCTGCCATACTTGCTTTTAGCCATTTATCTATATTATTAATTCCTCTACCATATAATACTTGTTCAATTGATGTATTGTATATTTGTTTTAAATATGTTTTATATTTCATTAATTTTCAATCACATCCTCTGCTTTATACCATTGGCACATACAGCCACGTAAAGGCCAGACATTTATATTAATATATTTATCTTTTAAAACGCATTCATCACAGCTTATAGAACATAAAAATGCTTTAGTTATATGTTTTCTATATTTGCAATATCTGCATCGCTTATGTCTATGACGATACGTCATTAAATTATTATCCATTTGGAACCAGCCTATTTTCCCATAAATTTAAAAATACTTCACGACCATCATCTGTAGGACTGTGTTTATACCCTGTTAAACCTTTTGTGTCTAACATAAAACTTATATTGCAAGATGGAGAGTACTTTTGATACATCTTTTCCATTTTCTTCAATACTTTTATATATTCTTCATCATATAAATTATTAAAATCTCTATCAACACCGATACAAATTTCTTTAGCGCCGGCATCTAAAAGAAGATGGAATTGATAATTGGATAGGGTGCTGCCGCACATACCAACAGCAATATTATTTTTCAATCCGAGATAACCGATTGATTGTAAAACAGCTTTTTCAGATTCAAATACCATCGCTACACCGATTTCTTTGATACGTTCTTTGGCTTTATTTAAACCATATAAATTAAATGATAATGGATGATTTGCTAATTTACCGCCGATCTTTATTGGTCTATATTTTCCATATACTTCATTCTCTTGGACAAGAGTTCTTTCTCTAATTCCAATCATCCTATTATTTTCATCATAATGCGGAATTAAAATACCTCCAGAAACAGGATTGTAGTGAATATTCATATGGTCACAAACTTCTTTAGAAATATATTCAGATTCCCATGCTCCATATCTTGGTTGTGGATAATGACTTAAAATATCTGGATCAATATCTGGTAACTCAATTTTATCATTATTAATAGTTATATCTCTAAGATTTTTATAACGTCTGAATAATTTCCATTCATCAGTTAATAATTCATCTTCAACTTCTTCAAGTTTATGTTGCATATTAAAAAAGTTTACAACATAATAAATAGAAGTATTTAAATCTATATCTTTTATACGAGAAATTAAATCGAATACATCAAAAGCATCTCCGCAATGAGTATAACAACGAAATAATTGAGTATTATTATAATAATATAGCTTATGACTATCACCGCCATGACAAATTGTTAAACAATGGATTGTATCATTAAATATCTGCGGCTCGGCGCCTAAATCTTCAAGGAGGGTATAAATATCTTCAAACTCAAGTTGTTCTTTAACTTGATCTTTATTAAAAGTCAATTTATACCTCCTTTACTCTAATTTCTGTATCTGCTATTGGAATTGGATTATATTGATAATCTGTTGCAAAAATTGGATTAAATCTACAAGTTCCTTTATCTGCGTTCATCCATAAATACAATCTATTATATGAACCACGTCTATTTTTATATATAGACATTTTTACATTTGGCATTATATAACCTTGAGTTTCTACAATACCTTGAATTGCTTCTTGATCTTCTTTTGTAACTTCTAGCAAAATCATACCAACATCAATTTTATCACCTAATGATTTTGCACCACGAAGAAGATTTTGATCAGGCGTATCAGATGTTTTATAATCTGCATTAAGCTGAGTTCCTGATAAAATAAAAACACCAAATTGATTAGCTAAATCTTTTAATTTAACACCTAAAAGAAATAGAATATTATCTTCTCGTAGCTTAACGCCACCAGAACGATGACTAATTTCTTCAAGAATTTTCATTGATGTATGAATATAATCTAAAAATACATATTGACATTCATTTATTCTAATATTTCTTTTAATAGTATTTTCAATATCTTTTAAATTAAAATCAGGAAGTTCTTCAATATAAATAGGACTCGTTTTTAATATTTCTGCAGCTTGTTTTACTCTTTCATATTCATCAAAATCATATCTATGAGATAAAATATGTTCTTCATTTACATCAGCAATAAATGCTAAAGCCATCGTCTGAAGTTCTGATAATTCTAACTCTGTACTAATAAAAGTAACTGGATTTTTATCACCAATTTCAATCCAAGAGTTAGAAGATTTATCATACATGCGATCACATGCTAAATAACATGCATCTGCAATCATGGTACGGCTTTTACCTTGACCAGTTGCGCCACTTCGCAAATAAACTTTCTTTAAACGGCAACCCCTTGTGACAGTATTAACGTATTTACCATACATTGGTTTACCCATATCAGGTTCTTTACTCAAATTATCTAATAAATCAAAAATTGAGTCACCAATTGAAGTTGCTTCGTCTGTTGCGTTGTCTACGTATTTAGCACGTATATCTAATATTTTATTATCAATTAAGTCTGCAATTTCATTTAATGATAAACTATCTAAATAATCTTCTTGTTGTCTTTTTTGTTGCTCATTAAATATTTCGTCGGGATTGTATAAAAAACGAACATCCATGCCGCAAGCTTCATATCCTCTTAAAAGAGTCATTTTTTTCATGCGGCTATAATAGTATTCAAAATTAGCAAGGTCGGCATTTTGAGTTATTTCAGTTAGCCATTCGCTACCTTTACTTGCCATATAAATTTGTTTTGCTTTTGGACGTCCTTCAAGATAATTCTCAATATCTAAAGTTGTAACTTTTTTTGCACCCATTTGGTAAAGATTATTAATACAACCAAAAACGACTCTATGAAAATCGCTCATAAAGTCATTTTCATTATAAAAATATCTACCATCTTGTTCTAATAGAGATGGATTGAGCATTGTACATCCTATTACTTGAATAATAGATGCAGAATCATAATATTTACTTATGTCAATCCCTCCTTAATGAATATCAAATAATTTTATTCTTTTAGGCTTTTCTATTGGAGTTGGACTAATATAAAATATATCAGTACCTAAGTCTAAGGATCCTTTTAAAAGTTCTGCTTGTTGTTGTTCTAACCTCCATTTATTTTCATAATATCTCATTGCATCATCATATACATAATTTACAATTCTAATACTTCCATGAGATTTTTCTACTTCTCCATTATTAATATCATACCAATAAACTAATGTACGATAAATGCCACTCATTGTACGGCCATCATCAAGCAATTCTTTTATCTGTTGTTCAATTCTACTTTTTACATATTTTGTTCCATATTTATTTTTACAATATTCATGAATTTTATTATAATATTCTTCATTCTCCGTTTTAATATCATAACATTCTTTATGATAATATCTACGACCAATATGAACACAGTCAGGATTTTCTTCACGAGAGAATGTTTCATTACAATATGGACATTTTACATCTGGAAGTTTTGCCATAATATTCTCCTAAAAGCTATTCATAATAATATTATAGCATAAAAAATAACGGCTGTCAAGAATTACCTTGACAACCGTTATAAAGAAGATTATAAACCGAGCCCAACCTGTTCAGTTAACTCGTTTACAATTAATTCAAGCTGTTCAGCTTGTTTAGGTGTAGCATCAGAGACTTTCTTTCCTTTACCAAGATACTTATCGGTAATTTCAACAATACGTGGTGCCCAATTACTACCAAATGCATCACCGGTTGCATCTTGAATCTTTTCAACCAATGTGTTAAATTGATTCATTAATTCATTAAAATCTGGAATTTGTTGAACTGATTCAACTTTTGCTGGAGCATCTGTAACAAATTTGTTATCATATTCTGCAGCTTGTTTATCAATAGCATCACCAATAGCATTTACGAGATTGTCATAATTAAATTCAATACTATCCGGCGTATATTTAAAACGAGAACCAGCTACAAATCGAGGTGTTTGCCGCATAAATCCAACAGTATGGATAGTTCCATCTTCCTCTTGGATTGGGTGTGCATAAATAATTAAATCACTCATACGGTCTACAATTAGACGAGGACGATTTCCAAGAGTAGGACAAATTTGATTATATTCTTTACCATTTTCATCTGTAAATACTTTATCTTGACTATGACTAATCATGACAAGGCCATAACCAATTTGTGGAATTAAACGAAGAGCTTCATCAAATTCCTTTGATACCATATTGTAACCTTTTCCGTAGGCAAGATCAGCAATATTTTCTACACCTTCGCGATTACAAATGTATTTTTCACAAAGATCATAAGCGATGTCTACGGTATCTACAATAATATTATCATAAGCTGCATGGCCTTCATCAGTTTTAAGCTGTTTAAGGACACTCTTAAATTCTGCCCATGAATTAATTGGGAGAGCCATAATTCCTGGAATAGTAAGATAACCAGCTTCAAAGCCGAGAAGAAGAGCTTTAGAGAACTTTGAAGCTATGGTTGTCTTACCAGTTTTAGGAGCACCGTATAGAAGTATAGTATAGCCCTTTAGATCTCTTGATACTACGTGCGGTTTAACCGCAAAAATATCAACACTAGCCATATA